GGCGGCGAACGCCTGGCGGGTGAACGCGGCGGCCCAGCCCCACGTGCCGCTGACCGCGCCGCGCACCCACCCGAGCACCGCGCCGATCGCGGCCCGCACCGCGTTCCACCCGGCGGCGACGGCCCCGGCGACCGCGCTCATCGCCTGGCGGGTGAACGCGACGGCCCAGCCCCACACCGCGCCGACGACGGCCCGCACGGCGTTCAGCGCCCCGGACACGGCCCCGGCGATGGCCCCGAACGCCGCGCCGACCACCGCCCGCAGCCCGGACAGGATGCCGCCGGTCAGCGACAGCACGGCGTTCCACCCGGCGGCCACGACGCGGCCCACGGCGGACAGCGCCGCGCCGACGATGCCCGCCAGGGCGCCCCAGGCGGCGGCGAACAGCCGCCCGAGCGCCCCGAGGGCGGTGCCGAGGAACCCGGCGATCTGGTTCCAGACCTGCACGACGAGGGCCTTCAGCGCGTCCCAGGCGCCGCGCCAGTTCCCGGTGATCAGGTTGAGGAAGATCGTGAAGACGCCGACGATGACGTCGAACGCGATCGACAGCGTGGCGCGGATCGCGGCGAACGCGATGGTGACCCACGCGGACAGCCCGGCCCACAGCACGCGCCAGATCCCGGTGACGACCGCCGACGCGACCTCGAACGCGGCGCCGATCATCGCCAGCGACAGCCGGACCAGGGCGACGGCCGGGCCCCACACCACCGACAGCACGGCGCCGATGACGGCCCACCCGATCCGCCAGATCGCGGTGATGACGGCGATCCCGGTTTCGATCACGGCGGCGATGGCGTAGATCACCACCGACACGATCGAAACCAGGGTGTTCCACCCGGCGCTGAACACGGCCTGGATAACCTGCATCCCGATCTGGAACGCGGCCTTGATCAGCTCCCACACGAACGAAACCACGGTGCCGACGGCCGACCACACGGCTTTGACCTGCTCGCCGTTCTGCGCCCACCACGGGGCGAACTGCGCGGCGATCCACCCCATGAGGTTCGCGAACGCCTGGCCGACCCCGCCGACGACGCCGGCGACCCACGCGAACCCGGCGCCGATCGCGGACGCGGCCGACACCAGCGCGCCGACGGCGGCGCCGACGGCGGCGGTCAGCCAGTCCCATACGGTCACGACGGCCTCGACCGCGGCGCGGGCGACCGCGAGCGCCCCGGCGAGGATCACCCCGAGGACGTTCACGACGGGCTGGCACGCGTCCCACAGCGCCTGCAGCGCGGGGATGAGCCCGGGGCTGTTGCCGGTGATCCAGTGCCACAGCTGCACGACCCAGCCGATGACGACCTCGCACGCGCGGGCGATCGCCCCGAACACCGTGTCCACGACGTTGCGGAACGGCTCGAACTTCTGGTAGCACAGCACGAGCGCCCCGGCGAGGATCCCGATCGCGACGACGATCAGCCCGATCGGCCCGCCCATCGCCCACATCGCGCCTTCGAGCAGCGCCATCGCGCCCGACCACGCCATCGTGGCGAGCTTGCCGATGGTCTGGGCGATGGTCAGCCCCTCGGTCGCGGCGATGGCGCGGGCGATCGACATGATCGTCATTTCGAGGACGTTCCACAGGGCGGTGGCCGCGACGAGGGACTGCACGGCGGCGTACGCGGCCCACGCGACGACGGCGCCCATGATCAGCGGCATGATGGGCTGCAGCCAGCCGAGGATCAGCCCGAGGGCCTGCGCGACGGCGCCGATGACGGGCACGAGCGGGGTCAGGACGGCGACGAGCAGGGACGTCATGACGGGCAGCAGCGCGGTGACCAGCGGCAGGATCGCGAGGATCGCCTCGGCGAGCAGCCCGCCGATGGCGCGGGCGAGGTCCATCAGCGGCGGGATCAGCGGCTTGACGGCCTCCCAGATCTGCCTGAACGCCTCGACGAGGACGTCGAGGATCGCCTTGCCGAGGTCGATCATGGCGCCGCGGAACTCGGGCGACACGACCATCAGCAGCGCGAACGCGGCGACGACGAGCCCGATGGGCGACACCAGCGCCTTGAGGACGCCCATCAGGCCGGTGCTGCCGCCGAGGGCCTTCACGACGCCCTGGGCGCCGACGACGATGGCCTGCAGGGGGGCGCCGAGGTTGCCGAGCAGGGGGCCGAGGCCGGGGACGCCGGACAGGATCGACGGGGCGACCATCGCGGTCAGCGCCCCGGCGGCGATCACGGCGAGGGGGCCGAACCGCTCCACGGCGTCGGCCATCCGCTGCATCTGCTCGGGGCGCAGTCCCTCGAACCACTTGGTGAACTTCTCGATGAGCCGGGTGATGGGGTCCACGAGCTTCTGCGCGACGCGGCCGATGGCCTCCAGCACGGGGGCGAGCTTCCCGCCGGGCTCCATCGCCATCACGAGGGCCTTGGCCAGGTCGTAGGACTTCAGGATCAGCGGCCCGAACCCCTTGAGGAGCATCCGGCCGATCGCGACCTGCGCCCACTCCAGCAGCCGGGGAAACGACGACAGGACCTTGCCGGGCTCCTCCATCGCGGACGCGTACGCGCCGGAGACCTTCTCGCCCTCGCGCATCACGGCGTTGAGGACGGCCTGGGCGCGCTCGGCGGGGGTCAGCTCGTTGCGGCTCTTGCCGAGGCTCTTGGCGTAGTCGTCCATCGCCTGCCCGGCGTTGACGGTCACCCCGGCGTTGCGCAGGACGAGGCTGTTCTGGGTCTGGATGCCGTGCATGAGGTCGTCGAGGACGTCGGACGAGTTCCGGTTGGACACGACGGCGAGGTCCTGCGCGACGGTCGCGAGGCCGGTGGCGTCCTTGAGGTCGAGCTGGGTCTTCATGAACCCGGCGACGACGTTCTGCGCGACGCCGTACTCGATGCCCTGCTTGCGGACGCCCTCGACGGTGGAGTCGACTTCCTTCGCGGACAGCCCGGCGGCCTTCGCCATGGCGTGCAGCGCGGCGTCCATCGACCCGACGCGGGCGGCGGTCTTCACCGACTGGACCGCGAACCCGGCCGCCGCCCCGGTCGCGACCGCCAGCCCGGTCGCGGTCGCGGTCCCGACGGCCTTCCCGACCCCGCCCAGCGCCTTGAGGCCGGCGTTCATCGCCCCGCTGATGCCCTTGGCGGCCTGGGTGCCCGACGCGGTGGCGTCGCGGGCGATCGCCGCGCGCATCGCCGAGGTGTCGGCGGTGACGCGGACCTCCAGGCCGCCGTAGCTGTAACCGGCCACCGGAGAAGCCCTTCAGGCTGGCGAGCATCTTCGCGGCCTCGGCCCAGTTCCCGGCCTTGACTCCCCGTTCCCCGCCGGACGGCGCCGCTGGTGAGCGGGACGGCGCGCGGCCCGGCCCCGATGGCGAGGGCCGGACGGTGTGCCCGGCGGGGGCGGGGCGCGGGATCGGCTTGGGCTTCGGCGCGTTCTTCGCCCCGTTGGCCTTGAGCGTCACCCACGTCAGCATGGCGAGGTGGTCGATCACGCCGGCGAGCAGCTCGGACTCGATCGACCAGGGCTCGCCCGGCCGCCGCGCGTGCGGCGGCAGCCGTTCCAGCAGCACCGTCACGCGGCGGCACGTCACCCGGGGGTCGAGGACGTCGACCCCGTACGCGCCGAGCACCGCCGCCTCTACGTCCGGCTGGAACCGGGCGGCGCAGGCGTCGACGAGTTTGGGAGGCCGGCCAGCCCGCCGTGCTTGGCCGCCTCGTTCATCAGCACGTTCATCTCCCCGACGGTCAGGCCGGCGTCGACGAGCCGCAGGTAGTTCGCCGGGCCGATCAGCTCCGACATGGCGGTCTCGATGTCGCCGGCGGCGAGCTTCGCCATCGCCGACAGCGGCCACGCGGTCTGCGGCGGGATCTCGTACGAGCCGCCCTTGTAAGTGAACGGGAAAGGGGTGATCTCCCCGAGCGCCGCCGACGCGGCGGCGGTCAGGTCGAAGACTTCGCTGCCGGTCACGGCGGCGGCGGAGCCATTCCCGGCTGCCTTGCCGGGGGGCATCACTCACCGCCGCTGTGCGGGTCGCCGTGCCCGGCGCCGTGCTGGCGCGGGCCGGACCCGCCGGCGGGCGCGGCCTGCGCGGCCGGGGTGATGCTGGCGCCGGCCTCCTCGGGCACCGCGAACTGGCCGAGGTTGACGTGGCCGAGGGACCCGGCGTCGTCCAGCGCCGACAGGGTGACGTCGAGCGGCACCGCGGCGCCCTTCTGGAGCTGCATGTCGCCGGCGTCGGTCAGGGACGCGCGGCGGAACGACACCCGCACCACGCGGTCGCCGTCGCGGCTGTCGATCCCGATGGCGTAGATGTGCTGCGGCGCGTCCGAGCGGATGTCGAAGTCCACGCTGCCGCCGACGGCGTCCGGGACGTCGCTGTCGAAGTACAGCGCCAGGGTCCGCTCGTTGAGCTGCCACATCACGAACTGGATCGTCACGGACCGGCCGGTGACCACCGACCGGATCGGGGTGCGGGACTGCCACGGGGTGATGTCCTCGCTGTCCACGGACGGGCTGATCGTCGGGCCGTCCTCGGACAGGTAGCCCAGGCTGACCCAGGGGGACGCCCAGTCGGCGCCCTCCGCCGGGGGCGCGGTGCCCTCGGGGGCGATGTAGATGCCGGGGCCGTTGCTGGTGCCGATCTGGACCTCGGTCGGGTCCAGCGTGACCGGTGGTGCTGGAGGCATGACGGTTGTTCCTTTCGCTAAAGCGGGCGCGGCGGCCTGGACCGGATCGCGAACCGCGTAACGTACCGTGGCCGGCCCTCTGGTTCGGGGAACCAGAACGGGCCGTCGGTGACGGCCACGGCGGCGATGACGCTCCGCGCGGACTGGGTCCACGGGAGCGCGCAAACGACCCGGCGCATCGCGTCGGCGCGAGCCCAGGTCTTCTCTTTCGTCGCGGCGTAGGTGTCGACCTGCACCGACGTCTCGAACAGCCACCCGGGCGGCTGCAGGTTCCCCGACGCGAATGACCACACCTGCATCCCGCCCAGGGCGCGGACGGCGTCCAGCACGACGGCCTCGACGTCGGGCTGCGCATAGGACAGCGCCGGGTCGGTCACGGCGGTCACCGGCGCCACCTCGCCAGGACGGGGCCGACGAACGGCCGGGCGGGCATCCGGCTGGTGCCGAACTCGACGTACATGTACTGGGGCCACAGGTTGTAGATCAGCCAGGTGCCGGGGTCGCGGCCGCCGGCGAGGAACCAGCCGCCGCGCATCGCCCCGGTATCGGCCGGGGTCGCCTGCTCCAGCTCGCGCTTGAGCCGCTCGGCGACCGCCCGCACGTCGTTCGACAGGTACTCGCGCGACCGGCGGCGCCCGCCGGGCTCGACGGTGAAGACCGCGTCAGCCACCGTCGCCTCCCGGGGCGGTGGCGGCGGTGGCGACGTAGCAGTCGAGGTCCCCGGTGCCGGCGGGGTCGGGCACGAACCGCACCTGCGACAGCGCCCACAGGGTGCCCCGGATCAGCGCGAGGTCGCCCTCGGCGGGCGGCACCGACGGCGGCAGGTACAGGTTCCCGGTCCGCGACGCGCCGGGGCCGAACGGGCCGTGGCCGCCGCCGTCGGCGGCCCGTGGGTCGGACGGGCCGGGGCCGAGCTGCAGGCTGCCCTGCCCGGTCCAGTACGGGCGCCCCGCGCCCTGGGTGACCCACCCGTGCGCGTCCGGGGGCCCCGGGCGGTACAGGGCCACCGTGTCGACGGCGAGCAGGACGCTCACAGCGGCTCGGCCTCGATCCAGTCGGGCCACGGCCACTCCAGGCCGCCGTCGTGCAGGCCCATCGGCGGGGCCAGCTCCACCTCGACGGTGGCGAGGTTGCCCGCCATCGAGCGGTGCCACGCCGCCTTCGCCAGGGCCCTGCCCGTCCACCCGGTGTCGTAGGTGACCGACTGCGCGCCGGTCGACACCGACCGGACGGCGGGCTCCATCGGGAGCATCGCCGCGTACGCCTCCCACATCAGGGCCGCCGCGAGGTGCGGGTCCTGGTGCCAGTAGCACGCGGCGATCTCGACGGCCGCCTGCCTCGGCAGCCCGCCGGCGTTCGGCGGGTCGAGCGGCGGCCCCCACAGCTCCCACAGGGCGGGCATCAGCTAGACGACCTCCCGCCGCGCGGCGCGCTGCTGTTGCCGCCCGCGCCGGCGCCGCCGGACGGGCGCGGCGCGGCGCCGCCGCCCGAGCTGGCCGGGCTGACGCCCGCCGAGCCGGGCTCCGGGGTCGTGGTGCCGCCGCCGGGCAGCGCCGGGATGGCGTGGTCGAGGGTCGCGACGGCGAACGGGATCGCCCCGTCGGGCACCCGGACGGTGACCGGGCGGACGATCGCGCAGCCGAACCTTCCCCACGCCTTGAGGATCGTCACGTTGTCCTGGAAGGCGTTGATGATCACGGTGCCGGCGTCGTCGACGAGGACCGCGTCGCGGCTCATCTCGTACCGGATGTCCTGCCGCACGCCGATGAGCAGGTTCTGGAACGCCCCGGTGACGTAGTTCCAGTCGCCGTTGACGTCCAGCGGCACGAACTGCGCCGGGACCCCGTAGATCGTCGAGATCGGGCCGGTCTCGGCCTGCGTCGTGCCGAGCAGCAGCGCGCCGTTGTCGTCGCGGACGCCGCGCAGCAGGCCGCGGACGCCGATGTCGGCGGCCTGCCCGGTCACGTTCAGCCCCTGCACCTCGACCAGGCTCATCGCGTTGTTGATCGTGTCGACGACGTCGCGGCCGTCGGTGGCGACCTGCGCCGACCCGGCGAGCCCGCCGGCGGGGAACGTGGCGGGCGCGCCGATGCCGAAGAAGATCGCCTGGTCGATCGCGACGGCGAACGCCTCGGCGAGGCGCGGGCGGCAGTACGCCCACAGGTTGATGTCGCTGTCGTCGACCATGGCGTCGGGGATCGCGATGACCGCCGCGATTTCCTCGGCCACGATCTCCATCTGGTCCAGCGACACCGTGGTGTACGGCTTGCGGCTGCCGTACGCGGCGGTCGCCCACGCGGCCTTCGGGAACGTGCCGGGGATCGGCATCTTCGCCATCCGGGTGCCCATCGGCACGCGGGTGCCGAGCTGCAGCGCGGCCGACTGGTGGGTCGCTTCCTGGATGATCTGCGTCGAGTACTGGACGGGCAGGACGTTGGTGAAGTCCGACGGCGCGAACGGCGGCTCGGGCGGTGGCGTTGTCATGCGGCATTGGCGCTTTCACTGGGCACAGTGGTCAGCGCCGCTTTCCGCGCTCCCGCGCCCGGCCCCGCATCACGCCGCAGGCCGCCGCGGTCTCCGCATCACGCTTCGCAATGCGCCCGGGTTCGGCTACCGGCTGCCGCCGCGTCACGCCGCACGGCATCGGTCCCAGGCTAACCCCAGCTCACGGGCGGTGTCCAACTCAGGTGAACCGGCGCACCCACCGGATGTCGATGCTGTTGGTGACTTCGAGCCGCTGGTCCTGGCCCAGCCCGCCGCTGAAATTGCCGAACCCGGTGCCGCACGCTATCCACATCGGCTGCCCCAGCACGAAATCACCCTGGATGGCGGTGTACAGGGTGCCGTCGTACCACACGCGGATCCTGCGGCTGGGCGGGCTGCCGTCAAACGCCACGGTGACGTGAGTCCACACGTCGGGCAGCAGGTTGGGGGCCAGGGGGTAGCTGTCGGTGTTCCCGGCGGGGCGGGGCTGGCCGTTCGCGCCCATGGGCTGCAGCTGCACCACCTTGCCGCTGGGCGGGTACGGGGGGCCGCCCGTCCACTGGCCGCTCATGGGCCAGGGGTTGGTGCTGGCGTCCCATTTCTGGGTGGTGGCGTTGTTGCCCCAGTGGTAACCCACCCAGCTCTGGCCGAACATCGTCTCCACGGTGTCGAGCTCGCCGTTGACGGGCCAGCTGGGGCCGTACATCCACCAGCTGCCCCAGCCGGGCAGCCGGTTCTGCCCGTCGAAGCTCACCCCGCTGAACCTGATCAGGCATTCGAGCACCCCGCTGGCGGTGGGCAGCAGCACCGGCGACTGGATGCACCCCGCGCTGGTCAGGCCCCGGCTTTCCAGGTGCAGGTAGTCGTCCACGATGCTCACGTACCGCGTTGAGTTGACCTGGCCGCTGGCCCCGTTGGCGTTGCCGAACGTCACGTTGGTGCTGGTGCCCGGCAAAAACCGCCACGGCATCAGGTCGGCGGGCTTCCACTCCTCGGCCAGCGCGTGGCCCTGGCCGTGGAGCGCGGCGGGGTAGGGCTGCGCCGCCGGGGCGGCGCCGCCGTTGCCGGGGATCATCCGGGGGGCGAGGCGCAGCGTGTGCGCCCAGGCGTAGTTCGGCTGCGCGCCCCCGCTGGTGCCGAGCTGCCAGGTTCCGCCGCCGGCGGTGCCGGCCACGGGGCCGCCGCTGTCGGCGATGTTCGCCATGTAGCGGTACTCGTCGTGGGCGCGGGGCACCCCCGGGCCGGACGCGATCCAGTTGCTGCCCGGCCCGCCCTGCCCGCCGACGTGCACCGCCCACGACCCCGGTTCCGTCACGCTGATCGTCGGCGCGGTGAACTGGGTGACGGTCGCCCCGCCCGAGCTGGCGAACACGATGTCCGCCGGGGACGGAAGCGCCGCCCCGCTGTAGGCGGCGACCGCGACGCCGGGCCAGTCAACGCTGACGGGCGCGGTCAGGGTCGCGACACCGCCGGGGCCGGGCGCGGTCCACGCCCACACCGCCGTCCGCGACGGCTCCCCGGGCACCGGGTTGGACGCCAGCAGCACCGGGGTCACGGTGCCGCCGCTGCCGGTCACGGTCACCCCGATGCTCGCGGGGGTGCCGCCCGCGCTGGCGACGGTGCCCGCGCAGATCACGAGGTCACCCTGCTGGACGCTGCCCGGGATGGGCACGGTGTGCTCGGTGTTCTGCACCGACCCGGCCCCCGCGCGGAAGCCGATCACGTCGGGCACCAGCACAGGCGGCGGCGGCTCGATCGCCGGGGCGTGCACCTCGATCGTGTGCGCCCGGTAGTGCCACGACCCCGGCTGCGCCACCGTCGCCGCCGGCAGGTTCCCCGAGATGCCCGCCAGCGACGACGACATGATCACGGCGTCGGCGTCCGCGCCCTGCCGGATGTCCACCGTCCAGCCGGGCGGGGCGGCGATCAGCGACGCCGTCGCCCGGGTCGCGACCCGTATCCCCATCGACACCCCGTCGCGGGCGGGAACCGCCAGCGCGGGGAACACCACGTTCGGCGACGTCGCGGCCTGCCCCGCCGACGACGCGCCCACGCTCACCGGGCCGCTGTTGGCGCGCAGCACCACCGCGACGACCTGCGACGCGTTCGCCCACGTGCCGCTCGTGTGCGACGACCCGGTCGCGACCAGGTACCCCGACACGAGCGACAGCCAGTTCGCGCCGCCGCCCTCGATCTGCGTCCACCCGGCGGGCACCGTCGCCGGCACCTCGGTAGCGCGCCGCGCGTGGATCATGATCAGGTCGCCGGCCTGGTGCGGTGGCAGCGCCACCGTCGGGACGCTCGCCCCGGCGGTCCCCACCACCTCGATCACGGCCTGCGCCGGGCCGGCCCGGGGCGGCTGCCACTGCGTCCCGTCCCACGCCCGCACCGGCACCCACGCCGACCCGGTCCAGCCCTTCAGCACGCCGCGCGCCCAGCTCTGCGCCTCACGCACCGCCCACGGCCCGGCCGGGGTGCTCATGACGTGTCAAGCCACAGCGCGCCCACGCTGGGGCTGCCCGGCGGGCTGGTGCCGATCGAGGCGACCGTGGGCGGCCCGGCTGGCCCGGCGGGGCCGGTGGCTCCGTCGCTGCCGTTCGCGCCGCTGGCGCCCGCCGCGCCTCTTACGTTCGCCACGTACGCCACGGTCACGCTGGCCTGGCTGGCCACCGTGGTCACGCGGCCCATGTTGCCCAGTGACCCGCTGCTGCTGCTGATGATCAGGTCGCCGACCTTCACCGTGCGGCCGGTCACCGCGACCACCGCGACGCCGCTGGTGTTCCCCGACCCGTTGACGTTCCCGGTGGTGGTGAACGTGTTCAGCCCTTCGAGGCCGGCGGGGCCGGTGCCCCCGGCCGCGCCGGGGCTGCCCTGCTGGCCCGGCTCGCCGCGCTCGCCCTGCGGCCCCGGCGTGCCGACGCCGGGCGGACCCGGCTCACCGCGCTCACCAGGCGGCCCAGGCGGGCCGGGCGGCCCGGCGGGGCCGGGCTCACCGGAGCCGCCGGCGGCGAACCCGGCGATGACCTCGACCTGCGGCTGGTCGGGCACCTCCATGCCGACCACCACCGGGCCGCCGAAGATCTCACTCACGAGTCCGGCCGAACCGTGATGCCGGGCGTCACGCTGACCGTGCCCCGCGCCAGGGTGACCTGCCGGCCCTCGCTCATGACGTTCACGTCCCACATCGCGTTCGAGGGCAGCAGCCGGGTCGTCTTGCCGTCGAGGTACAGCAGCAGCGACCCGCCGTCGGCCAGGGCGGTGAACGCCCCGGCGACCTCCAGGTCGGTCGGCGTGCGGCGGATCTCCGCGTACGGCTCGCTGCCGGCCAGGTCGAGGGGCTCGCCGTCCGGGCGGCTCACGGTCAGGCGCATCATGAAGTGGTCGCCGCCGTAAATGACAAGGTTCACGACCGCCGGCAGCACCGTGACGGTGACCGGCCTGGCCGGGGATGACGGTGTCGTCATGGCCCCAGGGTAGCTCTCATCGCAGGTCGAGCCAGTGCTGGCCGTCGAACGCCCGCGCGCCGCTCGCCGACAGGTCAAGCCAGTCGCTGCCGGTCCACACCTTCAGCGGGTGCGTGGTGACGACGGGCGGCGGTGTCCACGGGCCGATGGGGCTGTCGGACACGGCCACCGGCCCTATCCGCTGGCCGAGCACGGCCGACGTGTTGTTCGTGGACAGGTGGCCGATCCGGACCTGCGTCATGGCCCCGCCGCGCGTGTTGGCGGTCGCCGCCGTGGTGCCCTGGCCGGTCGGCGTGGAGCCGTTCACGTTCGCCCCGGTGAACCACTGCAGGTTTAGCTGCCCCGCCGAGGCGTGCGAGGTGATCCAGCCTTCGAACCGGCCCCACGCGGCATTGGCCAGGGCCGGCGAAGTGACCCCGGCCACCTGCGTCTGGCTGTTGTCGACCGGGAAGATCTGCCTGCCGCCGCCCCAGCACATGCCGCCGCAGAGCAGCCCGGCGGAGTTGTAGAACCCGATCATCGTGCCCCACGACGCGACCGCGATCCCGGTGTCCTGGCGGGCGTAGAACCGGAAGTAGATCGTCGTGGGCCAGGTGCCGGGCAGGTTCCATTGCACGTACGGGTTAAGTGCCCCGGTGGCGTTCTGGATCAGCAGGTGCCCGCTGTCGTCGACCGGGGCGGGCACGGCGTCATCGAACCGCAGCACCGCGGCGCCCGGCGCTGACACCGCGTCGAACGGGTGACCGGCCTCACCGGAGTTCGCAGGGGTGACCGTGGTCCCGGCCGGGCCGACGAGCCCGTTGTCGCGGACCAGCGCGGGGGTGCTCACGAGGTGTCCACCCACAGCTGGCCGGCCACCGGGGACGGCGGCGCGGCGGGGCCGATGTGCACCAGCGGGCCGGGCGGCCCCGCCGGGCCGGCGCTGCCGGGCGCACCCGGTGCCCCGTCCTGTCCTGGCGTCCCCGGGCTTCCCGGCGGCCCGGGGGTGCCCTCGACCTCCGCCCAGCCGCTGCCGTCCCACGCGAGCAGCGCGCCCGGCGCGGGCGGCGACCACACCTCAAGCGAGTGCGCGCGCCATGCGGCACTGTTGGGCTGCGTCACGGTCGAGGCGGCCACGGTGCCCGACACGGGGAACACGGTGAACGCGGCCAGCAGCGCCCCGGTGCCGGCGGGCTGGTGCTGCGCCGCCGTCCAGCCGGGCGGCCCGGCGATGAGCTGCGCCGTGGCCCGCGCCGCGACCCGCACGCCCATGCTGGCCCCCGCGCGGGCCGGCACGGTCACCGCCGGGTAGGCCACGGTGGTGGCCGCCGCGCCGTTCCCGGTCGAGGACGCGCCGAGGGTCACGGTGCCGCTCGCGCCCCGCAGCACCAGCGCGGTCAGGTACGCGGCGTTGGTCCAGGTGCCCGACGTGTGGCTGCTGGTGGTGGCCGTCATGACGCCCGTGATGAGGCTGAGCGTGTTGGCCCCGGTGCCCGCCTGGACCTGCGTCCACCCCGCCGGGAGCGTCGCCGGGGTGGTGTTGGCGCGGTGCGCGCTGATGACGATGAGGTCGCCGGGCTGGTGCGCCGGGAGGGCGACGGTGGCTGCGCTCGCGCCGGCCGTCCCCGCCACGCTGATGCTCGCCCCGGCGGTGCGCTGCCAGATGACGTAGTCGCCCCGGGGCGACGGCGGCTCCGGGCCGGTCCACACCGGGTTCGGCCCCGGCGGGCCGGCCGCCCCGGGCGCCCCGTCCTGGCCGCGCTCACCGGGACTGCCGGGGCTCCCGTCGCTGCCGTCCTGGCCGTCGACGCCGGGCGGACCCGGCACCCCGGGCGGACCGGGCGGCCCCGGCGGGCCGGTGACCACCGCGCCGGGCTCCAGCCACAGCTCCCCGGTCTCGGGGTCGGCCGGGGCGTTAGGGCCGACGTACGCGGTGCCGGGCGGCCCCTGTTCGCCCGCCGGCCCGGCCGGGCCGCGCACGCCGCCTACCTCGACCCAGCTCATGTCAGCCGCCGTTGCCGTTGGCGGACCACACGAACAGCACCCCGGACTCTTCGACGAACCAGGCGTCGCCGGGCTGGTTGCCGTCCTCGGGCAGGTCGTCGAACGTCGGCACCTGCCCGCGCATCCTGATCCCGGTGCCGGGCGGCCCCTCGGGTCCGGTCGGCCCGGCCGGGCCGGTCGCGCCCGTGGCGCCGGTCGCGCCGGCCGCGCCGGGCTCGCCCTGCGGCCCGGTCGGCCCGGTGGCGCCGGTGGCGCCGGTGGTGCCGGGGTCGCCCTGCGCTCCCCGTGGTCCCTCGGGTCCGGTGGGGCCGGTCGCGCCGGCGGCGCCGGCCGGCCCCTGGTCGCCCTGCGGGCCGCGCTCGCCGGTCTCGCCCGTCGCGCCCTGCGGGCCGGTGGGGCCGGTCGCGCCGGTCGCGCCGGTCGCGCCGGGGTCGCCCTGCGGCCCCTGCTGGCCCTGTTCGCCCTGCTGGCCGCGTTCGCCCTGCGGTCCCCGGATCGCGCCGACGTTCACCCACTCGGCCATGGCGTCATTCCCTCCAGATCCACAGGTCGCCGCCGACGATGAACGCCCGCCCGGCGAACCCGCCCGGCACGGGCAGCTCGGCGACGTCGCTCAGGGTTCCCTCGATCCCGGCCAGGCCGAGGCCCGGCGGCCCGGCAGGACCCGGCGGGCCGGGGGGTCCGGGCACCGGGACGAAGCCGCCCGCGACGCCGGCGCGGACGGTCTGCCGCGTCTGCGGCGTGACCGCCACGGACGGGCGGCCCGGGACGCTGGTGCGGGCGGTGCCATTCACCGGGTCACCTGCGGGCTCACCGTCACGTTCCCCGACGCGAGGGTGGTCACCCGGTCGTTCTGGGTGATCTGCACGTCCCACACGCAGCGTTCCGGCAGCGCGGCGCTGACCTCGTTGTGCAGGTCGAGGTAGATCACGCTCCCGTCGACGAACCACGTGAACGCCCCGGCGAGCTCGCCGTCGTGGGTCTCGCGTATCTGGCTCTTGGGCTCGGCGCCGGCCAGGTCGAACGGCTCGCCGTCCGGGCCGAACACCTCGACCGCCATGGTGAAGTCGTCGCCGGCGTACAGCAGCAGGTCGACCTCGGCCGGGAGCGCGGACACGACCTGGGGTCCGGAGCCGATGTCGACGGCGGCGAACAGGGACCGGACCGGGGCGCCGTGCTCGGCGGGCAGCGCGGTCACGGGTGGCCCCGCAGCGCTGCGCGCAGGATGTCACCGTCCGCGCCCTGCGACTGGCGCGGCCCGGCGGGGACGCGGGCGCCGTTCCTCGGCGGTTCCGGGGCGGGGCCGGCGAGGCGCTCGATCGCGGCGGCGATCGCCTTCGGGTCGGGCTGCCCGTCGGTCAGCAGCTTCGCGACGTCGAGCAGCTCCAGGGCGGCGCCGGGGTCGGCGATGCGGCCGGCGGCGGCGAACCGGAACTCGGCGGCGGCCAGGTGCAGCGCGGCCTCGTGCTCGGCCTCGGCGCGGCCTTCGGCCTTCGCGGTGGCGACGGCCTTCTCCTGGTCGCTCATGTTCTGCTGGTGCAGCTCGTCGAGCTGCTTCTGCAGGGCGAGGCGCTGGCGGCGCTCGTCGCCGATGGAGCGCTCCAGGGCGGCGCGGTCGGCGGGGGTCAGGCCGCGCGGCTCGCCGGGCTCGCCGGGCTCGGGCTTGGCGGGCTCGGGCGGGCCGGGGTCCGGCGCGTCCGGCTCGACGGGTTCCGGTTCTCCTGGCTGCGGGTTTGTCATTGTGTGACCTCCCGTGTGCGTTCGGTGACCATGCTACGCCGTGACTTCCGGGGCGGCGGTGCAGCGGCAGTTGCGGTGGGCGGCGAACCCCGCGTGCTCCGGGATGTACCCCCGGTCCGCGATCAGCAGGCAGAACGGGCACGCGCCCGGCTCGGTGACCCGGTTCACCCGCCCGGTCAGCCGCCCGTCGGCGCGGGCGTTGAACAGCACGGTCTCGTTGGCCGCCCGGTACGGCTCGCTCACGACCAGCGACCGCAGGTACGCGAGCGCCGACTCCGCGGCCTCGGCCTCGGTGAACCGGCCCGTGGCGAGCCGCGCCGCGTACACCGACGGCGCGAACGTCGTCAGCGCGGGAACCGGCGCCCCGGCGGCCGTCCAGCCGGTGACCCCGGCCGGGGCCGTGAACGGCGCGACGCCGGCGAGCGGCGCCCCGCTCGCGGCGGCGTACAGCGACTGGAGGTAGACGAGGGCTTCGGCCATGAACGCGGCCTGCGCGACGGTGACGAGGACGGCGGCGGGGGCGCCGACGGCGGCGAGGGTCGGCAGCGGCAGCGCGGGGTCGAACGCCTGCCACAGCCGGGCCAGCTGGACGAGGTTGCGGGCCTCGACGGCGGCCAGCCGCCCCCGGTACAGCGCCACGACGGGCGCGGCGGCGGGCGTGGTCATTCCGGCGGCAGCGCGGCGGGCTGCGCGGCGGGCGGGAACGCGGCGGCGAGCAGCCGCGTGTAGGCGGCCTCCGGCGAGGCGGCGGCCTCGGCGGCGCCCATCGCCTGCCACCGCTCGACCTCCTGCGGGCTGGCGCCCCAGCGCTCCCACAGCACCTGCGTCGGCACCCCGAGCGTGGCCATCTTGACCAGGGCGTCGACGCGCTGGCCCTCGCTGCGGGTCTCGAAGTCCGCCCAGATCACCTCCGCCGACGTGTCGGCCGCGCTCGGGTCGCCGAGGATGCCCAGCGCGGTCCGCATGACCTCCTCGTGGCCCTCGCCGATGTGCAGGGCGCGGCGGCGCACCTTGGCGACCAGGCCGGTCTCGGCGGCCTTGATCGCGTCCGCGGACAGGTTCACCATCGCGCCCAGCAGGTAGTGCGGCGGCGTCTGCGTGATCGCCGCGAGCTGGTTCACGTCCTGCTCGACGGCGTCGAGGTAGCCCCGCAGCGACGACTCGGGGATGTGCCCGAACCGCGCGTCGGGCGACTCGTTCACCAGCAGCCGGTTCACGCCGAGCTCGAACGGCTTGACCGCCTTCACGGTCTCCTCGCCGTTCGGCTCGACGATCACCTTCCGCGCCATGCGGACCCCGGTCGCCCAGATCTGCCGGAACGCGCCGTAGTCCGCCGACACGAGGCGGTTGAAGATCGTGGTGTTGATCCGGTCCTGGATGCTCAGCGCCGGGGTCAGCTCCGACCGGGGCGAGCGGCCGAGGCGCGGCTGCGGCACCAGCGGCACCAGGCCCACGGTCCCGGCCGGGTTCGCCTCGACCACGGGCATCGCCTCGCTGGGGTACCAGGTGGCGATGACGTCCGGCAGGATCAGCACCTCGGTGACCCCGTCGAACTCGCCGTACCGCTTGTACCCCGCGACCCGCCGGCGCCGGTCCCCGGGCTCGTACAGGACGGTGGCCTCCAGCGGCGACTCCGGGGTGATGCTGACCCCGACCGCGCTGGCGTCGTCGGGCTGCACCAGCACGAACGACTGCCCGGTGACCAGGGCGTCGGTCTGCGCCAGCTCCGCGTCGGCGTCCATCGCGTTGGCCTGCCACACCGCCCACGCCCGGTCGCTCGCGCCCGCGTCGTTGAACCGGAACCCCGTCACCTGCAGCCGCTCGGCGACCGCGTTCACGACCAGCTCGCACCAGTTCGCCCCGGACTCGCGCAGGAACCGGCGGAACACCCGCCGCTCCTCGGTGTCCATCAGCGCCGGCACGTCCTGCTCCCCGTCGTAGTACAGCTGGAACGTCTGCGCGCGCCACGCCTGCTCGTCGAGCTGCTGCGCCGCCGCCTGCCGGTAGGCGTTCAGCTCGGCGAGCAGGTCCCCCCCGCTGGTCATGACCGTCATCGTGTCCTCCTAGAATCCCGCCGCGAGGAAATCGCCCTCGGGCTGGCCGGCGAGGTGCCGCACCGCCCGGTCCAGGGCCATCACCGCGGCGGCGACCGAGTCGATCTTGTCCATCGACCGCTGCTTGTCCGGCTTGATGTTCCCCGCCGGGTCGGTGCGGGTCACCACGTTGCCCGCCTGCCACCGCACCAGGGGGTTGCCGCCGTGCCGGTAGGTCCCGGCCGCTATGCAGCGCAGCAGCTCCTTCGTCGGCGCGCTCAGGGACGCGAAGCCCTGCCCGACCTGCACCAGGGGGAACCCCTCGTCGAGCAGGTCCACGCTGAGCTGGGTGGCGCCCCAGCGGTCGAACGCGATCTCCCGGACCTGGTAGGTCTCGGCGTCGTCGCGCAGGGCCTGCTTGATGTGCCCGTAGTCGATCACGTTGCCCTCGGTCACCGTGAGGTGCCCGTCGCGTTCCCACACCGACGCCAGGCCGCCGGTGCGGCGGTCGAGCGCGGGCATGACGGCGCGGGGCGCGAACGCCCGCCACAGCACGTCGTGGCCGCCGTCGCCGTCGGGGAAGTCCAGCGCGTACGACGCGAGGTCCGACGTCGAGCCGAGGTCGAGGCCGCCCCAGCACTCCCGCCCCGCCAGGCTCGCCGTGATCGGCGCGCAGGCGTCCCACGCGCCGAGGTCCACCGCCCGCCCCGCCTGCTGCGACTGCTGGTTGAGGCGGAACTGCCGGAACGCCCGCTCGGCCGCCGGGTTGCCCTGCGCCTTCGCGAACTCGTCGCGGTACACCTGGATGTCGAGGTAGTCGCCCAGGGCGGGGGCGGCGAGGTGCCAGTTCCGCTCGTCGGCCCAGTCGGCGTCCGGCGGGCACGCGTGCAGCACCACGAGGCGCCGGCGGTCCAGCTCGGGGTCGTCGAGGACCCGCTCGGACCAGGCGCGCTCCTGCGCGGCGAACCCCGCCGGGTCGTTGTCCGCGGTGGTGACCAGCAGCATCACCGGCTGCGCCCGCGCCCCGAACCCGGTCCGCAGCGCGTCGTACAGGTCACGGCTGGGCTGGGTCAGCAGCTCGTCGATGTACGCGGCGTGCGGGTTCGGCCCCAGCGCGCCCATCGCGTCGCCGGCGATGACCGCGAAGAACGACGCCATGCGGGGGTCGACGATCCGCCGGGCGCCCTTCGCGACCTGCAGCCGCCGGCCCAGCACCGGCGACAGCTCGGTCATCCGCGCGGCGACGGTGTACGCGAGGGCTGCCTGGTCCTTGTCGAGGGCGAGGCCGTAGATCTCGGCGGCCTCCTCGTCGTCGGCGGCGAGCAGGTACAGCACGATGCCCGCGATCAGCTCGGTCTTCCCGCATTTCCGGGCGGTCGACAGGTACAGCTCCCGGTACCGGCGCACGTAGCGTTTGCGGGCCGGGTCGTAGACCACGACACCGAACAGCGGCGTGAGGATCTCGGCCGACTCCCACGGGGCCGGGGTGAACGGCTGCCGCGCCCAGTCGCCCTTGGTGTGCACGAGCAGTTCGGTGAAGAACGCGTGAACATGGGCGACGCGGGGCGCGCACAGGTGCTCGCCGCGCCGCGTGCACCGCGCGCCGTCGAAGGTCCGGCCGCACGGCGGGAACCGGCGCCGGTCACTGCCGGTCACGCTCCCATCATGCCCCGTTCGCCGGCCTGCATCGACGGGTACCAATACAGCATGACCCTGCGGACGTTCAGCTTCGGCGGCGGCGTCCAGTCGACCGCCGCCCTCGTCCTCGCCGCGCAGGGCAAGATCGGCTACCGGGTGTTCCTGTTCGCGAACGTCGGCGACGACAGCGAGAACCCCGCCACCCTTCGCTACGTCCGCGACGTCGCCGCCCCCTACGCGCTCGCGCACGGCATCGAGCTGCACAAGCTGAACCGCACCCGCCGCGACGGCACCGCCCGCACCCTGTACGGCAAGCTCACCGACGACATCCCGTGCCCGGCCTGCAAGGCCGCGGGCGACCCCGCGTGCCCCCGCTGCCACGGCACCGGCTGGGCGGAGTCGCGGTCGCTGTGCATCCCCGCCCGGATGAGCAACGGCGCCCCCTACGCCCGCTCGTGCACCTGGGACTACAAAGTCGAGGTCATCGGCAAGTGGCTGCGGCAGCACGGCGCCAGCCCCGAGGACCCGGCGACCGTCGGCGTCGGCATATCGCTGGACGAGATCGAGCGGGTCAACGCCCGCAAGTCCCGCCCGTACGAGCGGCTCGCCTACCCGCTCGTCGGCCTCGGCCCCGAGGACACCGGGCTGCGGCTGCGCCGCGACGACTGCGCGCGGCTCATCGCCGACGCGGGGCTGCCGGTGCCGCCCAAGAGCGCGTGCTGGTTCTGCCCGTTCCACCGCCCCGAGGCATGGCACGACATGCGCCGCAACACGCCCGGCCTGTTCGCGAAGGCGTGCGACCTCGAAGACCGGCTCAACGAACGGCAGGACGCCCTCGGCCGCGACCACGTGTACCTCACCCGCTTCGGGGTGCCGCTGCGGGTCGCGATCCCCGACGGCGTCGACCTGCTCCCGATGTTCGACGCCGACGAGGCGCACTGCGACAACGGCTGGTGCATGACATGAAAAAGCCCCCGCCGCGTGGTGCGGCAGGGGCTCTCGTCAGGGACGGCTAGTCGTGGGGCAGCTTGCAGCCGGGTCCGGCGTCGGTCAGGGTGTAGGCGTCGCCGGCCTCGTCGTAGGCGACGTGGACGTGCTGCCCGTCGCCGATCTCGCTGTACGCCCAGAACTCGCCGGCCATCGCGGCCTCGGTCACGATGACTTCCTGATGTGCGGGGTCGAAATGGCGCTCGGTCAGCGCGTCCCATAGCTCTTGCTCGGTCATGGTGGTTCCCTCCTATTGCGCGGCGAGAACTTCGGCGAAATGCTCGCTGATCCCGCCGCTGCTCGACCCGGCCCACCCGCACGCGCACTGCACGGGACGCGCAGCCGGGTCCAGCCACCAGTGACCGCGCTGCGCAGCGCGGTACAGGTTCCAGATGTCGTCGGCGGACGTGCCGATCGTGGCGGCTGCGCGGTTCGGCGCATACCGCCGGTACTCCTCGGGTGTCATCGGCATTGGTGGTTCCTTCCGTCGGTGCCGGGCGTCGCCGCCCTGTACCTACTACAGCAACCTGGCCTGCGGTGATATGCCGCCCGCGACCGTGGGACAGGCCACGTCGCCGCCGTCTCCGGTAGGCTGGGAAGCCGCCAGGCCCGGTCGTGATTGGTGGTTCCTTCAGGCCGGGCCTGGTCTACGGCTACGACAGCAGCCGTTCCGCGCCCGCCGCCGGCGCCGACACGTGCAGGTCAACCCGGATGCCCTGCCGCGCCGACGGCGTGAACCCGAACTCCCGCGCCCACATCCGCACCTCGATCGACGCGTCCCGCCGCTGCGCCACGAGGGGGTTCTTCCGCACCGACCCGTCGGAGCCGCGCAGCAGCAGCGGCATCCCGGCGAGTTCCTCGGTGACCTCGGCGAGCGTCGCGACCGCCCCGCAGTAGGCCGCCAGGGCCTGCGCGTCGACCGGCTTCGCGGTCCCCATGTGCGCCAGGTCCGGCGCGACCCGGTCCCACTCCTCGGCGCCCCGCCCGGTCAGCCACGCCGGGCGGGTGAGGGGGCCGGAGCGGGCGGGGGGCTCGGCGGTGTTGAGGCGGTCGGCGCGCTCGCCGCGCAGCAGCTTCAGCGATCCAGGCGCGGGCACCGGCCCCCTGCGGCCCATCACGCACCGTAACCGGGAAGTTGCGTAACGTGACAAAAAATTTCCGGCGT